CAAGATGCAATTGATTTTTACGGAAGTGATGCTGCAAGAGATGCCATTCACGTAGCAGTTGTTGACACCACTGGTTCAGTCAGCGGTGCAAAAGATACTATCCTCGAAAACTTTACATATGCATCTAAAGCAAGAAATGCTAGAGGTCCTCAAGGTGGAACCAACTACTATAAAGATGTAGTTTCTGATTCCAGTGCTTATGTTTATGTCGGTGATACTGTTTATGAGTATCAAGAAAGAACAGAAGCATTCAAACCAAAGGGTTCTGTTTCATATGCTTTAGCAAACGGCGTTTCATATGCACTCAATGGAGAGCAGTATGCTGTTGGAGTTGCTGATCTTAATGCAGGTTACGATCTGTTCAGACAGGTAGAACCAATTACCATCGACTATCTGCTGATGGGTCCTTCTGCTGGCACTGAAAATGATACTAAGGCAAAGATGAGCAACCTTGCTTCTATTGCTGCTGAAAGAAAAGATTGTATTGCATTTGCATCTCCATACAAAGGAAACATTATTTCCAGCAGTGGAACAGTTCTTCAGAATAGCGACATTGTTTCTAATATCAAGTCCTTCTTTGCTGAAGCAGCAAGCACTTCATACTTAGTTCTTGATTCGAACTACAAGTATGTTTATGATCGCTGGAGCGATAGATATCGCTACATCCCATGTAATACTGACGTTGCTGGTCTGGTTGCTTCAACCGCAATCAATAATGAACCATGGTTCTCACCAGCAGGATTCAGCAGAGGTGCTATCCGTAACGTAGCAAAACTCGCATGGAATCCAAGCAAGACCGATAGAGACGAACTCTATTCAAATAGAATCAACCCTATCGCAGTATTCCCTGGACAAGGTGCAGTTCTCTTCGGTGACAAGACAGCACTTGCAACTCCTTCTGCATTCGACAGAATTAACGTTCGCAAACTGTTCCTGGTTGTTGAAAAAGCAATTGAAGATGCTGCTAAGGCACAACTTTTTGAAATCAACGACGAAACAACGAGAAGCATCTTTAGAGGAATTGTTGAACCATTCCTCCGTGATGTACAATCCCGTAGAGGAATTTATGACTTCTTAGTTGTTTGTGATGAGACAAATAACACACCATCGGTTATTGATGCCAATGAGTTCCAAGCTGAAATTTACATTCAACCAGCACGTTCTATCAACTACATCACCCTGACATTCGTGGCGACTAGAACTGGTATCAATTTCTCTGAAATCATCGCTAGATGATTTGGTTAAAATAAATAAAAACAGGAGATACTAAAACAATGGCACGTCGCATTAACGATTTCAAAACAAGATTAGCAGGTGGGGTTCGCCCCAACCTGTATCAGGTAAGAATTAATTTCCCACAGTCGATTGTGGGAACTGGAACTGCACTTTCGGAAAAGACCGAATTTCTTTGCAGAACCGCACAACTTCCTGCACACACTCAGGGTTTGATTGAAGTTCCTTTTAGAGGACGCTTCCTGAAGATTCCTGGTGATAGAACTTACGAAGCATGGACCGCAACTTTCTACAACACTGCAGATTTCGATCTGAGAAGTGCATTTGAGAAGTGGGTCAATGCTGGTAACAAAGTTGACGAGAACATCGGTACTCTGAATTTTGGTTCAGAAGGTTCCTTAGTTGGTAACTACTTCACCGATATCGTCATCGAACAGAAGTCAAAAGAAGCAGGTGCTGGAACTGCTGATGATCCAAACTTGACTCTGAGAGCATACAAGTTAGTAGGTGCTTGGCCAACTAACGTAGGTGCAATCAACCTGGCATATGATAGCAACGATGCTATCGAAGAGTTTGATGTTGAATTCCAATATCAATACTTTGATGCTGGTGCTAATGCTTCTTCTATCGAAGAACTTTCCACTCAGAATGTAAGCAACGTTTGATCCTTACTAAATAGTACAACGGTTAATTTTTATTTGGAATGGCGCAACTATTTGGTTTCTCAATAAAAGATGAGGATCTCAAGAAGGGGGCGAAGGCAGCTTCGTCCCCTGTTCCACCTACAGATAACGATGCAACTTCAACCATCACTCCATACGGGGGATGGTTTGGTCATTATGTAGATCTTGATGATACTAAGAAAAGGGACGAGATTAATTTAATCCGTCGCTATAGAGAGATGGCGCTTCAACCAGAAGTTGACAGTGCTATCGAAGATATTACAAACGAAGCAATTGTTACTGATAAGGACGACAGTCCAGTAGAATTAGAACTGTCAAACTTAGAAGTATCAGAGTCAATCAAAACTCGAATGAGAGAAGAGTTTGATCACGTCAAACGTCTTCTTGATTTTGATAAATCTGCACATCAGATCTTTAGACGTTGGTACGTCGATGGCAGAATATTCTATCACAAAGTTATTGATCTGGAAGATCCTTCCAAAGGGTTATTAGAATTACGTTACATTGATCCTCTTAAAATCAAAAAGGTTCGTCTGGTAGAGAAACCTCCAGTTGATGCAGATCAGTTTAACAAATATGATTACGGTAAAGTAACCGAATTTTATGTTTACAATGCAAAAGGTGTAAACAATACTAATCAAGGAATTAAAATTGCAAAGGATGCCATCACTCATGTGGCATCTGGAATTACAGATCAAGGTAGAAACATCACCTTAAGTTATCTGCATAAAGCAATCAAGTATCTAAATCAACTTAGAATGCTTGAGGATAGCATTGTTATCTACCGTTTGTCAAGAGCACCAGAGCGTCGTATTTTCTATATTGACGTTGGCAATCTTCCAAAAATTAAAGCGGAACAATACCTGCGTGATGTAATGTCACGCTATAGAAATAAGATGGTATATGATTCCAATACTGGTGAAATCCGTGATGACAAAAAGCATATGAGTATGCTTGAGGACTTCTGGTTACCTCGTAGAGAAGGTGGTCGTGGTACAGAAATTACTACACTGCCTGGTGGTCAGAACCTTGGAGAACTTACTGATATTAAGTATTTCCAAACTCAACTCTATAAAGCACTTGCCGTTCCTCCTTCAAGATTGGAGAGCGACAAGTCATTTGATCTCGGTAAATCAGAAGAGATCAACAGAGATGAAATTAAATTCACAAAATTTGTAGGTCGTCTTCGTAAAAAGTTCTCTGAACTTTTAAATGATTTACTAAGAACTCAACTCATTCTGAAAGGAGTTATTACTCCAGAAGATTGGGAAGATATGAAAGAGCATGTTCAGTATGATTATCTTTATGATAATCAGTTTGCTGAAATGGCAAACTTAGAAATGCTTCAAACCAAAATGGATGTTCTGGATAAATTAGATCTCTATGTTGGCAAGTATTTCTCACAAGAATATGTAATGCGTCAGCTCCTTCAGTTTACTGAACAAGAAATTGAGGAGATGAAAGAACAGATAAATAATGAGATTAAGGCGGGTCAAGTTATTGATCCACTTGATCAGGTTGCTCAAGAAAAGCAAACTGCTGAACTTGACATGGAAACTCAAAAAGTCAATTTGGACAATTTGAAGAATCCTCCTGCACCGTCAGGAAATTCAAACACTAAATAGTATCGAGGTTAATTATGGAACCCACTAAAATTGTTGACATGGTGATGAAGGATCAACTTGCTGATGCTTCTGATGCCGTGAAAGATATCATTATGAATAAAGCAGCATCAATCCTTACCTTGGAAAAGGAAAAGGTTGGTGCAAGTTTGTTTAAAGAGTTAGAAACCGAACCCGAAGAAACAGAAGATGAAACTGATCACGGAACAGATTGAGAGCGTAGAGTTTCTCATTGAAGAGAATGGTTCTAAAAAGAATCACTTCATTGAGGGTATCTTTCTCCAATCGGATATCAAAAACAGAAATGGTCGTGTATATCCAATGAACGTTCTTGAAAAAGAAGTTCAAAGATATACCGAATCTTACATTTCTAAGGATCGTGCTTTAGGAGAACTCGGTCATCCCGAGGGTCCTACAGTAAATCTTGACCGTGTATCACACAAAATTATTTCCCTTCAAAAAGAAGGATCTAATTTCATCGGTAAGGCAAAAATTCTTGATACACCCATGGGTAAGATTGCAAAATCATTAATCGATGAAGGTGTAAAACTTGGCGTTTCTTCTAGAGGTGTTGGTTCACTTCAAGAGAAAAGCGGTGTAAATTATGTCCGTGATGATTTCATGCTTGCAACTGCTGCTGATATAGTAGCAGATCCTTCTGCTCCCGATGCTTTCGTTGAAGGTATCATGGAAGGAAAGGAATGGGTATGGAATAATGGCATTCTTACAGAACGTCATATTAGTTCAATTAAGAAAGGATTAGACGCTGCAACTTGGCACAATCTTCAAGAGCGCAAAGTTTCCGCGTTTGAACAGTTCTTAAAGGGATTATAATTTATAAATAAGTTTAGAATATAACAGATTTATATTAAAAGGAGAATAGCACATGTCAGCATCAGTTGACCAAAAATTTGAAACTTTCGTAGAAGAAACTCTTGAGGAAAAAGCGCCAACTGATGGTGCCAAAAAGGCAGACGGCATGGAAGCTGCATCTATTCCTGCTCCCCAAGATACCGCAAAGGATAACCTTGGCGGTCCTACCAATCAGAATTACAAGCAGGATAACGATTCCTCCAAGATTGCCAACAAGGGCACATCAAAGGTTAGCGATGGTCATGTTACCAAGAATGCAAAACCTGGCGATGCTGCACCTGGCAAACTGAAGGAAGAAGAAGAGACCACCGAAGAGGTAGTTTCTGAAACTCCTGAGTTCAGTGTTGAAGAGGATGTCAATGCTCTGATCGCTGGCGAAGAACTCTCTGAAGAGTTCAAAGAAAAGACAAGAACAATCTTCGAAGCAGCAGTCAAGTCGAAACTTGCTGAAGAGACCAAGAAGATTGAAGAAGCATTTGAGGCACGTCTTTCTGAGCAAGTTGAAACTGTTAAGTCAGAACTTGCTGAGAAGATGGACAAGTTCCTCACTTATGTTGCCGAAGAGTGGAAGAAAGAGAATGAAATCGAACTCCACAACGGCATCAAACTTGAAATGGCAGAATCCTTCATGTCTGGCATGAAGGCACTTTTTGAAGAAAATAATGTAGAACTCCCTGAAGATAAATATGATGTTCTCGAAGAGATGACAAGCAAACTAGATGAGATGGAAGAGAAGCTCAATGAGCAGATTGAAAAGAACATGTCACTCAATGGCACAATCAAGACCTTTGTAAAGGAATCGGTTGTTGCTGAAGTTTCTAAGGGTCTTGCTCAAACCCAAGCAGAGAAGCTTGCTTCTCTTGCAGAAGGCGTTGAGTTTGAATCCGAAGAGTCCTTTAAGTCCAAACTGGAAACTATCAAGGAAAATTATTTCCCTAAAGCAAAGGTTGAACTGAAGGAAGACATTGCAACTGGTGAAGTTGCATCCCCCGCTGAGGGTCCAATGGCTGCCTATGTACAGGCAATTTCCCGTTGGAAATAATCATTAAACCTACTACTACTACTTTTTAAGGAGAAAACAAATGTTAGGCATGTCCCAACAACTCCAGGAGAAGTGGGCACCTGTTCTTGAGCACGGTGATCTTCCAAGAATTGAAGATAACTACAAGAGAGCTGTCACTTCTATCCTGCTCGAAAACCAAGAGCGTGTAATTCGTGAGGAGCGTCAGATTCTGTCTGAAGCAGTTCCTACGATGAGCACTGGTTCAAACACTGCTGGTCTTGCTGGCGTAGGCGCTGCTGGTTTCAGTACTGATGCTACTGCAACTGGTCCTGTTGCTGGTTTCGACCCCGTTCTGATCTCGCTGATCAGACGCTCAATGCCAAACCTGGTCGCTTATGACCTCGCTGGCGTTCAACCAATGAACGGTCCTACTGGACTGATCTTCGCAATGCGTGCTAAGTATGACGGTCAGAGTGGCGGTGCTACTAACGAGACCTTCTTCAACGAAGTTAAGACAGGTCAATCGGGTGCTGCTGGTACTGATCCTGCTGCTACTATTTCCGTAACTGGTGACAACCCTGCTGTTCTGAATGACAGCGGCAACCAGGCAAACTACGGTGTTGACACCGCAATGGGCACCGAAGTTTCGGAAGGTCTGGACAGCGATGGTTCGACTCCTGACTTCCGTGAAATGGGTTTCAGCATCGAGAAGATTGCTGTCACCGCTAAGTCACGTGCTCTGAAGGCAGAGTACAGCATCGAACTCGCACAAGACCTTCGTGCTATTCATGGTCTTGATGCTGAGTCAGAGCTGGCAAACATTCTGTCCTCTGAGATCCTTGCTGAAATCAACCGTGAAGTAGTTCGTACCATCTATAAGTCCGCTAAGGCAGGTGCTCAGCATGACACCGCTACCGCTGGTACTTTCGACCTGGACGTTGACTCCAATGGTCGTTGGTCGGTTGAGAAGTTCAAGGGTCTTCTGTTCCAAATCGAGCGTGATGCGAACGCAATCGCACGCGAAACTCGTAGAGGAAAGGGCAACATGATCATGTGCTCTGCTGACGTTGCTTCGGCACTGGCAATGGCAGGCGTACTTGATTACACCCCTGCTCTGGAAGGCAACAACCGTCTCGCAGTTGACGAAACTGGTAACACCTTCGCTGGTGTTCTGAACGGTCGTTACAGAGTTTATATCGACCCATATGCAACCATCACCCGTGGTGGTACAGGTACTCAGTCGGGTAACCAGTACTATGTCATCGGTTATAAGGGTACTTCACCTTATGACGCTGGCATGTTCTACTGCCCATATGTACCTCTGCAGATGGTACGTAGCGTTGGTCAGGATGACTTCCAACCACGTATCGGATTCAAGACCCGCTATGGCATGGTCCTGAACCCATTCGCACAAGGCGCTGCACAACTCAGCAACAGCGATCCTCTGCACTCCACCAACCTGGGTGCAAACGTCTACTACAGACGTGTATCTGTTGCAAACCTCATGTGATCTATTCACAGAGTTTACTGGACCCCTTCGGGGGTCCTTTTTTTATGCCTATAAATATAAACGTGAAGGATTCTATCAATGACCCTCTGTAACGAAAACTTTTTGTCCCCATCGGGATTTAAATTAGTAATACCTGGATTTGAAAGTATTGCGTTTCAATGCACCAGTGTAAATCTTCCTGGTGTCAGCATGGGTGGTCCTATGCAGGCAACCCCATACAATGACTTTCAACTGGCAGGTGACAAATTAAATTATGATGATCTTTCTGTTACTTTTTTAGTTGATGAATCATGTACTAACTATTCATTAATTCACAACTGGATGGTTGGTATGACATATCCTCAGAAATCTACTCAGTGGAGAGATTTTGCTAAAGAGATGAAGGATAAAAATTATCAAATTGATAAATCATCTGATGAATTTTTAGATCAAGTAGATATTGATTTGCACATTTTAAATAGTAATTTCAATATTTCAACCAAAGCTCATTTTTATAATGCGTTTCCTGTAAGTTTGACTCCTATGGAATACTCAACTGAGGTTACCGACATTGAGTATTTAAGAGCGACTATCACGTTCAAGTACACGTACTTTAAACTTTTAGATAAAAACGACAAACAACTGACATTATGAGTTTACAAAATCAGATTATTGATGAGTGGAGAATAGATGCTGATATGGGTGATGACCTATTTGAAGCAGCAAGAAACATTCCAATTCTTCACTCTAAATGGATTGATAAGTATTTGAGAATTCAATTACTAAAAAAAGAAAAAGAATACGAGTACAACAGAATATACAAACAGAAGTATAGTTATTATATGGGCAGGGAAGAGGATGCCCCTGATGAAAAGATCATGAAGACAGAAGTTCAAATCTACATCAATGCCGATGATGAGATTATCAGATTAAGGGCAATGGTAGATCTGTATGAGAAGTTAGAGAGCACTGTAAAAGAGATTCTAAATAATATTAACAATCGTTCTTTTCAAATTAAAAATGCGATTGATTGGTTAAGATATTCTAGAGGTATAGATGAGTGACGTTATTATCCGAAAGAAAAATGAAGTATACCTTCAACTAAAGACACCCCCCCATATTTCATACGAGTTATCTGATCACTTTACTTTTGAAGTAGATGGGGCAAAGTTCATGCCTGCCTACAGACAGAAGTATTGGGATGGAAAGATCAGATTATTCTCACCTGGCACAGGAGAAATCTATGCTGGGTTGAGAGAGTATATTGAACAGTTCTGTCAAGAGCGTCAGTATAGTTTTGAATATGCAGACAACGACTTCTTTGGTATGCCCAATGCCGAAGATGAGTTGGTATCTTTTGATGGAGTAAAATCATTTACTAAACGTTTCTCACCTATTAAGGCAAGGGACTATCAGTACAAAGCAATTTACGAAGCACTGAGAAAGAGAAGGAAACTGATCGTATCTCCTACGGGATCAGGTAAGTCCTTCATGATCTATTCTATTGTCCGTTTTCTTCAAGAAACTGGTCAGAAGATTTTGATTGTGGTTCCAACCACCTCCCTTGTCGAACAAATGTACAAGGATTTTGAATCTTATAGTTGGGATGCCGAAGAGTTTTGTCATAAAGTATATGCTGGTCATGAGAAAGTATCTCCAAAACCAGTAACTATTACTACATGGCAGTCAATCTATAAGCAGCAAAGGAAGTATTTCGAATGCTTCAGTGCTGTTATCGGAGACGAGGCGCATCTTTTTAAGGCAAAGTCCTTGACAGATATTCTTACCAAACTACATCATGCCAAGTATCGTGTTGGATTTACTGGAACCCTAGACGGTAGCAAGACAAATAAACTTGTCCTAGAGGGTTTGTTCGGTCCTCACGAAAAGATCACAAACACAAATGAGCTAATTAAACAAGGGCATCTTTCTAGATTAAAGATCAAGATTATATCACTGAGGCATAACCATGTCAAGTTTGACAGTTATCATGAAGAGATTGATTACTTGGTCTCACATCCTAGAAGGAACAATTTTATCAAAAATCTTTCATTAGATCTTTCAGGTAATACCTTGGTACTATTCAACTATGTTGAACGCCATGGTGAACCACTATATGAATTAATAAATAATAGTGCAAAGGATGGAAGAAAAGTATTCTTCGTACACGGTGGGATTGATGTAAAGGACCGAGAGGAAATCCGAGCAATCACTGAGCAGGAGTCCAACGCAATCATCATCGCTAGTTATGGTACTTTTTCCACAGGCATCAACATTAAGAACTTACACAACATTATTTTTGCTTCCCCTTCAAAATCCAGGGTAAGAAACCTCCAGTCAATTGGTAGGGTATTAAGGAAAGGAGAAAACAAAAATACAGCAGTTCTTTATGATATTGCTGATGACACATCAAAAGATTCAAACAATCCAAACTATACTTTGCGCCATCTTTTTGAAAGAGTAAAGATCTATAATCAAGAGAATTTTGATTATGAGATAATCAACGTTAAATTAAAGAACTAAGTATGGGACCATTTTACGCAAGTATCAAATTTAAAACTGGAGAAGAAATCTTATGCTATGTAAAAAACGCCAATCCTGAAACTGATACTCTTGTAATAGAAAATCCAATAGAGGTAGAAGAGATTGATATCCCTGGAGTAATTCAGGGTATGAAACTTAAAGCATGGATGAAAGTGTCTCATCGATCTCAATTCACTATTTCAGGTGAAGATCTAGTAACTATTACTGAAGTTCCAACTCATGTAATAAACTTTTATAGATCAGGTCTTGATAAACTAGATAACATTAACAATAAAAAAAGACCCCATACTCCTAGAAAGAGAGTTAGAGGTCATATTCCATTAGACAATGATATGGGATTGATATCCTCTATAGATGATGCTAGAGAGTTACTAGAGAAAGTATTCTTAGAAGATATCAAAGATAATAAAGAATCTTAAGTACTTAAAGCTTCTCTGAACTGTTGACCCAGTTATTATACACAGATACGGGGGTCTTGTCAAGCCCCCCTTTATGTGCTACAATGTCATGAGAAGACAATTTAGTTTCAATGTCAAAACAAAAAGAACATTACGTAAACAACAAGGACTTCTTACACGCTATTATCCAGTATAAGAACCGAGTAGAAGCAGCACAAAAAAATGGCGATCCAAAACCACCTGTCGGTGAGTACATTGGAGGGTGCTTCCTTAAGATTGCCACCCACCTTTCCTACAAACCAAACTTCGTCAACTACATGTTCAAGGATGACATGATTGGCGATGGTATCGAAAACTGCATTACATACATTGATAACTTTGATCCCGAGAAGTCAAAGAACCCTTTCGCTTATTTTACTCAGATCATCTACTACGCTTTTCTTCGTAGAATCCAGAAGGAGAAGAAGCAAGTTGACATCAGACAAAAGATGATCGAGAAGTCAGGGTACAGTGAGGTATTCACTGCTGACGAACTTGGCAACGATGTGTATTACGACGGCATTAAAAATTCGCTTGAACAAAAAATGAGGGGTTGAAATGAAGGTTGCGATTATCACTGACCAGCACTTCGGTATGAGGAAGGGTAGTCAGATCTTTCATGATTACATGAAGAGATTTTATGATGAGGTCTTCTTTCCAACCCTAGACAAGCATAAGATTGATACTGTCATCGATCTTGGAGATACCTTTGACAATCGTAAGTCAATTGATTTCTGGTCACTGGATTGGGCAAAGGAAAACTACTACAGCAAACTTGCTGACCGTGGTTGTGCTGTATATACAGTGGTTGGTAACCACACTTCCTACTATAAGAATACTCTAGACCTGAATGCAGTTAAACTGTTATTGACTGAGTATCCTAATATTGTTCAGATCACTAATCCACAAACACTTAATGTTGGTGGTATGGACATCTGCTTTGTCCCTTGGATTTGCGTTGAGAACGAGACCGAAACCTTTGAAGAGATCTCAAACACCAAAGCAAAAATTGCAATGGGTCATCTTGAGTTGTCTGGGTTTGAGGCACACGTTGGATACTACATGGATCATGGCATGAGTCGTGATGTCTTTTCTAAATTCAAGAAAGTATTTTCTGGGCACTTCCATCACAGGTCACACTCCGATAACATTTACTATCTGGGTAACCCATATCAAATGTATTGGAATGACTATGGAGATGTTCGTGGGTTCCATTTGTTTGACACTGAAACTGCTAAACTCCAGTTCATTAAGAATCCGATCAACATGTTTGAGAAGATCTTTTACAATGATGAGACCACAAACTATGCTATGATCAGTGGGGAGCATTACAAGGACAAGTTTATCAA